GATTTGAAACTTAGTGGACAGGATTGCTGTCTCCGACATGATCATACCCCCTCTAGATCGATAAACAAAACGTAAGACGTTCCACTTCGAATTTCAAGGATCCTGTTCCATGGCAGAAAAACGCGTCTCCGTCCGCCTTGTCGCCGAAGGCGGCCGCCAGGTACGCGCCGAGCTGGAAGGTATCGGCGAGGCAGGATCGCGCGGTCTTGGCCGTCTGTCGTCCGAGATGGAACTGGCCAATGCCCGTCTTGGCAGCTTTGCCCGCAAGGCCGGGATTGCGCTGGCGGCGGTCACCGTCGCCGCCGCCGCTGCTGGCGTGGCGATGATCCGCTCTGGCCTTGCGAATGTCGACGCGCAGGCCAAGCTCGCCCAATCAATGCGAACCACGGTGGAAAGCGTCCAGACCCTGACATGGGCCGGGGAGCTCGCGGGCGTGTCGATGGGCGAGATCGAGCAGGCGACGAAGAAACTGACCACGCGCCTGTCGGAAGCGGCCACCGGATCGGGATCTGCCGTAAAAGCCCTGCAGCGGCTGAACCTGACCGCGGCGCAGTTGCAGGCCCTGCCGCTGGACCAGCGCATCATCGCCATTCAGGAGGCGCTGAACCAGTTCGTGCCCGAGGCGGAACGGGCTGCCGTCGCATCGGACCTTTTCGGCGACCGGGCAGCATTGGCTTTCTTACGCATCGATTCCGTCACGCTGCGAGAGGCTGCGCAAGACATCCGGGATTTCGGGGTTGCCGTCAGCGCCAGTGATTCCGCCCAGATCGAGCGCACCGGCGATGCCATCGCCCGGTTAAGCCTGATCTGGACCGGTCTCGTCAACCGCCTGACCGTCGCCGTCGCACCAGCGCTTGAGACTATCGCGACAAAGCTCGCTGACATGGCGCGCGCGACAGGTCCTATTGGGCGCGCAATCACGTCGCTGTTCGACAACGTCGGACGGCTGACCACCTATGCTGCGACTTTCGCAGGCATCATGGCCGGGCGCTGGGTGGCGGGCATGGCGGCGGCTGCCCTGTCCGTGCGTGGCCTCGCCACAGCATTGGTCTTCCTGCGTGGAGCACTGATCCGCACCGGCATCGGCGCGCTGATTGTCGGCGCGGGTGAGCTGGTCTATCAATTCTCGCAACTTGTCACGCGGGTCGGCGGCGTGGGCGAAGCGTTCAGGCTGCTGGGCGATCTGGCCAAGGAGTTGTGGTCGCGCATCGGCCTGTCGCTCGACGCCGCCTTTGCCAATATGGCTGCTGGCTGGGAGGGGCTGAAAGCGGCCGAGCTCTCTGCACTCGAAGGCACCATTGCTGGTGTCGTCAGTTTCGGCGACCGGACGGCGGCCATCTTCCAGGGGGCCTATGATGCAGCCGTGGCGATCTGGGGCAGTCTGCCCGGAGCGATTGGTGACTTTGCCTTTCAGGCCGCGAACGGGTTGATTTCCGGCGTTGAAGCGATGCTGAACGGCGTCGTCACCCGCATCAACAGTTTCATCAACGGGTTGAACACAGCTCTGGCGCTGCTGCCGGAATGGGCAACAGGTGAAGGTGGCATCAGGATCGGCACGCTGGATCCAGTGGACCTGGCGCGGATCGGTAACCCGTTTGCAGGTGCGGCAACGGCAGCGGGTGCCGCCGCAGCCGATGCCTTCTCCGCCGCGCTGTCTCGCACCTATCTGGAACCACCTGACCTCGGTCTTGGCACAATGGCCGACGACGCCCGCGCCCGCGCCGACGGTTACCGCGAGGCCGCAGGGATGCTTGCCGACGCCGCGGGCCGCCCGCTTGCCAGTTGGCAAGCGCTGCGAGACGCGGTGACAGGCTCCGGTGCCGAAGCTGAAGCCGCACTGGCCGATGCCGCGGCCTCGGCTGACGCGCTCGGGCTGGGATTGGACGACACTGCCGTCGCTGCCGGTGGTGCAGGAGCTGCCGCACGCTCTGCCGGGGCGGCAGCGGCCGAGGGCGCGGAGCACGCCGCGACCGGCTGGGGCGCAGTCACCGCAGCGCTAGCCGACTATGCCGCCAAGGCACGTGATATCGGTGGCGATATCGGCAACGCTTTGGTCGGGGCCTTCACCTCGGCCGAGAACGCGGTGGGCGAGTTCGTGAAAACCGGCAAGCTGGATTTTCGCGATCTCGTCACCTCGATGATCGCCGATCTGGCCAAGCTGGCAGCACGGCGCTTCATCCTTGGCCCCATCGCAAACGCTCTGTCAGGTGCGCTGGGCGGCGCGGGTGGCCTGTTTGCCAACGTCCTCCACGCAGGCGGTGTTGTTGGGGCTCCAACGCCTGGCCGCATGGTGCCAGCACTGGCTTTTGCCAATGCACCGCGCATGCACTCTGGCGGCTGGGCAGGACTGAAACCGGACGAGGTTCCAGCGATCTTGCAACGGGGCGAGCGCGTGCTGTCGCGCCGGGAGGCGGCTGGCTATGGTCAGTCCAGCGCCCCCAACGTCAACGTCACCATCATGGCCCGCGATGCCGAAAGCTTCCGCCAATCGCGCACTCAGGTGGCGGCAGACATTGCCCGCGCCGTGTCACTGGGCCGGAGGGGGATGTAATGGCGTTTCACGAGGTTTGCTTCCCCGACAATATCAGCCGTGGCGCACGCGGTGGGCCCGAGCGGCGCACTCAGGTCGTTGAACTGGCAAGCGGCGACGAGGAACGCAACGCCAGCTGGGCCAACTCTCGCCGCCGGTATGATGTCGCCTATGGGATCCGCCGCGCCGACGATCTGGCAGCGGTGGTGGCGTTCTTCGAGGCCCGCAACGGTCGGTTGCACGGGTTTCGCTACAAGGATTGGGCCGATTACAAATCCTGCCTGCCGTCGCAGGCGATCACCGCGATTGACCAGCAGATCGGGACCGGAACTGGCAGTCTGAAAACCTTCCAGCTGGCCAAACGCTACATCTCCGGCGCGCAAAGCTGGGTCCGGACCATTGCCAAGCCCGTCGCCGGAAGCGTTCGTGTCGCACTGGGCATGGTTGAGCAGATGTCGGGCTGGACGCTGGATGCGACCACCGGCGTCATCACCTTCACCATCGCTCCGGCCAATGGCGTCATCGTCCGCGCCGGTTTCGAATTCGATGTGCCGGTCCGCTTCGACAGCGACACCCTCGACGTGACCCTCGATTTTGAGCGGCTCGGATCGATCACGTCCATCCCTCTTCTGGAGATCCGCAGATGAAAACCCTCTCGCCTGCGCTGCAGGCCCACCTCGATGATGGCACCACCACCCTGTCCTGGTGCTGGCGGATTTCGCGGTCTGATGGTGTTGCGCTCGGCTTCACCGATCATGATCGCACGCTCAGTTTCGACGGCACCGCGTTTGAACCGGAGAGCGGGTTAGCCGCGTCGGAAATTCGCTCCGGCTCCGATCTGGCCGTCGATGCGCAGGACGCAAGCGGCGTGCTGACTTCCGACCGGATCACCGAAACCGACATTCTTGATGGCCGCTGGGACAATGCCGGAGTGGAACTTTGGCGGGTGAACTGGGCCGATCCCGGCCAGCGCGTGCTCTTGCGCCGGGGTGCTGTGGGACAAATCCGGCGCGGCCGCATGGCCTTCGTGGCGGAGGTGCGGTCAATGGCACATGTGTTGGGTCAGACCGTCGGGCGGACGTTTCAGGCGGGGTGTATGCGCGCTTGGGCGATGCGCGCTGTGGCATTGATCTGGAAAACGCCATCTACAAGGGTGCTGGCGTGGTCACCGACCTGCTGCGCGACCGCGCGTTCATGGCCTCGGGGCTATCCGGTTTTGACGCAGGATGGTTCACATCCGGCACGCTGACCTGGACAGGTGGGGCGAACGTCGGACGCATCACTGAAGTTCTGGCGCACGCATTGCACAGCGGCATCGCGACATTCACTCTGCTGGAAGCACCGGTGCGCGCCATCACCATGGGCGACGGATTCATCGCGCGCGCAGGCTGCGACAAGCGCATTGCCACCTGTAGCGCGAAGTTTGCCAATACGCCCAACTTTCGTGGCTTCCCCAACATCCCAGGGCAAGATGCCGTGCTGCGCTATGCCAGCCAAGACGGCGGTCATGACGGGAGCGTCCTATGATGGCCGTCGATCCAGCACTGGTCATTGCGACTGCCCGCAGCTGGCTCGGCACGCCCTACCACGACCAGGCCAGCCTGCGCGGTGTCGGCTGCGATTGCCTCGGTCTTGCGCGCGGAGTGTGGCGCGAGGTGGTCGGGGATGAACCCTTCCCGATCCCGCCCTACAGCCGGGATTGGGGCGAGACCGGTCCGCGTGAAGTTCTGGCAGACGGCGCGCGCAAGATGATGCGGGAGGTCGCGCCCTCTGAAGCCGGTCACGGAGCGCTGGTCCTGTTTCGAATGGCCCCGCGCGCCATCGCCAAACACGTCGGGATCCTCACCGCGCCTGACCGCTTCATCCATGCCTATGAACGGCTGGGCGTGGTCGAGGAAGTCCTGACCCCCACTTGGCGGCGGCGCATTGCTTTTGCCTTCCTGTTTCCGCTCCCAAGCAGCATCTGAGATCTTCATAATGGCAACTTTAGTTCTCGGGGCCGTCGGCTCCGCAATTGGTGCTGGCTTCGGCGGCACGATCCTTGGCTTTTCTGGCGCTGCCATCGGTGGTTTTATCGGTTCGACCGTGGGCTCCGTGGTCGACAGCTGGATCGTGTCATCGCTGGCACCGGCCCAACGCATCGAGGGCGCGCGGCTGGACAGCCTGCGTATCACCTCGTCGACCGAAGGGGCCGTAATCCCGCGCCTTTTCGGGCGGATGCGCATTGGCGGCAATATCATATGGGCGACTGATTTCCGCGAAGAGACCAAAACCACCAGCCAAGGTGGCGGTAAAGGTGGCGGGCCGAAGGTCAAGACGACGGAGTACCTCTACTATGCGTCTTTCGCAGTCGCTTTGTGCGAGGGCGAGATCACCGGCATTGGCCGCGTGTGGGCGGACGGCAAGGTAATGGATATGTCCGGCGTCACATGGCGCTGGTACCCGGGCGATGAGGCGCAAAGCCCCGATCCATTCATTGCGGCCAAGATGGGTGCCACCAATACGCCCGCCTATCGCGGCACTGCCTATGTGGTATTTGAAGAACTGGCCCTCAGCGGCTTCGGTAACCGCCTGCCACAGATCAGCTTTGAAGTGTTCCGGCCCCTGGCTGATCCCGACACCGCCGAGGGGCTCGTCAAGGCGGTGACGCTGATCCCAGCTTCGGGTGAATTCAGCTACGCGACCGCGCCGGTCAAGAAATCCAGCGGTTCCGGTGGCGCGACCGTCGCGGAAAACCTGAATGCCATTTCCGATACTGCCGATATCGTTGTGGCGCTGGACCGCCTGCAATCCATGGCCCCTGCGGTGGAAAGCGTCTCTCTGGTCGTGGCGTGGTTCGGCGATGATCTCCGCGCAGGATCCTGCAAAGTGCGGCCTGGCGTCGAGGTCTCAGCAAAGACCACGACACCCTCGGCGTGGTCGGTCAATGGCGTCTCGCGCGCCAGTGCTTTTTTGGTCAGCCGCGACGCCGAAGACCGCCCTGTCTACGGCGGCACGCCTGCCGACTTTGCCGTGGTGCAGGCGATCAAGGAAATGAAGGCGCGGGGCCTGCGCGTCACCTTCTATCCCTTCATCCTCATGGACGTGCCACCCGGCAACACCAAACCCAATCCTTACAGCGCCAATGCTTCCGGGATCGGTCAGCCGACGTTCCCTTGGCGCGGGCGCATCACCTGCTCACCTGCAGCAGGCTTCGCGGGTTCGGTGGACAAAACCGCAACGGCAGCCACGCAAGTCTCATCCCTGTTCGGCACCGCGATGCCTGCGAACTTCAGCGTCTCTGGCGAATCCGTCAGCTGGACCGGCCCAATTGGCGAATGGTCCCTGCGCCGGATGATCCTTCATTACGCACATCTGTGCAAAGCCGCTGGTGGCGTCGATGCCTTCCTGATCGGCTCGGAAATGCCCCGTCTCACCACCATCCGCTCTGGGGCCAGCAGCTATCCCGCTGTCACGGCGTTCAAAAGCCTCGCAGCTGATGTGCGGGTAATCCTCGGCGCTGGGCCGAAGATTGGTTATGCGGCCGATTGGTCAGAGTATTTCGGCCACCACCCCGGCGATGGCTCTGGCGACGTGTATTTCCACCTCGACCCGCTCTGGTCGGATGCCAATATCGATTTCATCGGCATCGACAACTACATGCCGCTGTCCGACTGGCGCGACGGCTTTGATCATGCCGATGCGATCCTCGCCCCGGCTATCTATGACCGCGCCTATCTGCAATCGAACATCACCGGCGGCGAGGGGTTCGACTGGTTTTACGCCAACGCATTGGATCGCACTGCGCAGGTCCGAACGCCCATCACCGATGGCGCTGCCGCCAAACCGTGGGTGTTTCGCTTCAAGGATCTGCGCGCTTGGTGGCAAAACCCGCACTTTAACCGCCCGGGCGGGGTGGAAAGCGGCACGCAAACATCGTGGGTGCCGC